ATTTGCTTTATCTGGATTTAATGACGGAGACCATAATCCTATAGCAGCATTACCATAAGCAGAAAAATGTGGATCATATCCTATATGTCTTTTATATTTTGGCTCACTGTAAGAACCATTTCCTACTGCTTCTTCTCCTCCTATAAAAAATAAACTATTATTGTAATAACGTTGAGGTATTCCTCCTAAACTTTCTGTTGTTATCATGATTTTACCATTTGGTCCCTTTAAAAATGCTCCGTATGATAATTGTTTTGTAGTATCATTATATTGAGGATTAGCATAAAATTTATTTTCATCTTCTTTTATATACGTAAAAAATAAAGGTTGAGAATGTGTATTATATTTTAATATGTTCGGAATATTTAGTCCAATACTTGCTGGATTATAATACATATCTGAACCAAATTCTTTTCTTTCTTGAGCAGTGGTTTTTGAAGCATTGTCAAAGGCTTGAACCATATCTAAATGTAAAAATCTTGAATTATCTATTGTTGGTTTTACCATTGTATCTGTAATAGTAAAATCTAAATCAACACTTGCATTGATTACAGCATTTGTAAAACCATGAAAATAAATTGTTTGTTCATCTCCAGAAGCATTCGTTTCTATTCTTGTTACTCTTACTGTATTAGGTGTTAAAGAAGCACTTGTTAATGTTATTTCTCTTTTACCTACATACTGATATGGTATGTCTAATGATAACCCTGGATCTAAAAGGGGATAAGGTATTTCAATTAAAATATTATTTTCACTAGCATTCGTTACAGTTTTTGTAGGATATGCACGAACTTCTACTTGTGTTCTACTATGATAAGGACTTGAAGCATTTCTTAAATCCCATAGTTCTGGATATAATTCTTGAGTTTTCAACCATTCTGATAAAATATAACAATTAAAATCATTATATAGTTGGTCAAATTCTATTGTAGTTCTTCTATATTCACCCTCCCCAAATTTATCATCACTTATATGTGTTATATATGTATAATTAAGTCCCTGATAAGCAATATCATTCAACCAATGTCGTCTCCCAGATATTACAAAATCAGGTCTTTTGAATGCTACAAATGTAAAATTATTTACCCAGTCTAATCTTTCTTGACTTATTATACCAGTATCATCTCCTAAACTAGCATTATTATCATAAGTAACTGCTTCATTAAAATTAGAAGCATTAAAAGTAGAACCATTAGCACATAGAAAAGGTTTATAAGTATCTGTTTTATATGTAGATGCTATAACTCCTTGATTATCATAGCATTCTGTACCTGATGGTTGATTTTCATTTTTAAAATATTCATAAGTATCTAAATTAGAGGCATTCTGTAATGATTGAGTAAATGCTTCAGCAATAAAATCGGCTGACCTTCGTCCTGGTGGTATTGTAATAGTTTTTAATTCTCTATAATTTTTATAAGTGGATACGGCTGGATCAATACTTCCATTAGCATTACAAACACCTACAAGGTCAGGTATTTTTGGAACTGTTGTATCTTTATTTAAATATGTTGTTCCATAATGGACGAAAATTGTAAATTTAGTTCCATCTTGTCTTACTTTAACAAGTTCACCATTCAAAAGTCTATCATCACTAAATACAGCAGAAGCATTTCTATCTCTTTGATAATCACTTTCACAGAAAGTCCCATTTTGAAGTTGTGTTATTGTAGCACCTTCAAAATTACAATCATCTGCTTTATAAACAGATGTTCCTTTTTTATCCATATCATAAGCATACAATCTTGGTAATGAGAAACAATTTTCTCCATTAGTTGTTTTATAATATTGTAAAGTCATGTGAACTTGATTATCATTTAATTGTTTTTCAAATGTTGATGAATTATATGAAACAGCATCATATTTTGCTAGTGATTCTCTATAACCAGTATTCAAATAAAAATTATCATCTTTATACTTTGTGGCTGTTGTAATATTTTCAATACTTACAGTATCTAAATAATCTCCTTTTAGTTCAATTGTTTTTCCTCCAGCTCCTCTCTCTGATACAATAGCAGAATGAATGTTGATTGTATCTCCGACATCCAATTGTATACCAGAGTTTAATTTATTTGTAAAGATAGCATTATTTGCTTCATTTCCAGAAGTATATTCGATTGAAGCTCTACGACTACAATCTAATAATTTCACATCAACATAAGATTGTTCTTGAGGTTGATTAGACATTTATATAATATAGATAAAAGAAAAAAGTAATTTATTTTATTTAACTAAATCCAACAGTAAGGAAACCATCACGAAGTTCAGCCACCTTTTCGATTTCAATGTAAGTTCTCTGAGTGTATGTTTGATCACCAGTCAGAGCAGCAAGAGCATCACACTTTGTAGTAAGTTCTAGACCACGAGCATTGACACGTCCTACAGGAAGCTTGTATGACTGGAAAAAGAAGTTTCCAAGAAGACCAGTTGAACCATTCTGTGCCGTTCCGTGGAAATTTTCAGAAGTTAATACATCACCTTCAGCAGAATATTCTTCACGTGTAACAAATGGGAAAGATCTTTCAGACCTTGCAGTCTTATCAAACAATACAGCACTATTACTTAAATCAATTGGGAATACAAAGAAATCATTCATACGAATATTTGTAGTTAGAGTACCATTCTTTTTCGTTCCTGAAGTATAATCTCTTTCAGGTGCTACAGCAGAATATTTGTTAAGAATATATCTATCAGTTCTGTTATCATCATGAATACCAGTAATAACACGAGTAACAATACGTCCAGCACCACCAAGATTTCTTACACTATTCTTAGCATCTGTTACAGAAAGAGAAGTTTTTGTAAGTCTGTAATCCTTGAATACAAACTGAGTAGGAGTCTTCATAAATTTATCAAGTCTCTGAGACATTTCAGCACCATCATAGAAAATATAATCTGCTACAAGTTTAACCTCTGTAGTATCAATCTTGAACTCAGTACCAGTTGAAGCATTAGCATCTACAGAAACTCTACCAGTAGAACTTAGAGGCTCCCATACTAGGTCTATCATTACTTCTTGCTTCATAGCAAAAAGAGGAAGATTCTTTCCCTTTAGGAAAGGAAATAATTCTCCAAGTGTTACAGAAAAAGTTGGTTCATTGTTAAGATCAGTGTATACACGATTCTTTAATGCTCCACCAAATGGTTCAACACCAGTATCAAGACCATAAGCTTCAGCAGCAGTATTTGACTGAGAACCAGCAGTATTATCATATACAAATTCATGACACATCTGCCGACCACTCATTACAGCTTCACGATCCTTGTTCATTTCATTTGAAATAAACATAGACTCATAGGACTTAAAGAAATTGTAATCATCCGTTTCATCTACGGTATTACCTCCAACACGTAGAGTTGCTCTACGAATTAGACTGTGAACACCTACACCAAGAGGGAAAAAAGCACCATCAGCAGTTGAAGCATTTTTCTTTACAGCTAAAGTAATTCTTGAACCATCATGTAAATAACCCTTGTTCTGTAAAACAAAACGGCAAGATACATCATTGCAGACAATTGGGTCAAGTACATCAGACGTGACATCCATAGCCATATTAGATTGAATTTCTCCTACCTTAATAAGGTTAGGAACATTTCCTTCATCCATTTTAGGGGGGTCAATAGGGAGAGTTTCTTGAATATTAGCCATATTTTTATAATATTAATTACATAAAAAAATAAATAAAAAAAAAAATTAAAACTTCATTTAGGCTACGATCTGGATGCCCTGAGGAGAATATAGCATAGTCTGTCTTGAATGGACGAAAAGGAAAAGAGCATTTGGAGAATCACTGTCAAGCCCTACCTCCATCTGGATACCAAAAGGAGTTGTAGAAAAATCTTCACCTACACCAGTTCCAGAAGTATCAAATGGAACTCCAATACATTCCATTACACCTCCTTCAGCAGTTAGAGGAGTCGTTGCTCCAGAATAAAGTCTGTTCGTATTTACAGGAGATATCTGAGACTTAATATTATTTGGCTTAATACTATCACGTGCAAAAGTTACAACTTGAGGATCTACTACAGTAGTGTTTTCACTATCCTTTACATTTGTATCTAAATTAAAGTTAAAAGGCATACGACGGCCTGCCTTGGTTATAATTATAGATTTTATATCTGCTTGAGTACCATCACTGTTGAGAGGAGTAGTAGTAGCATACGAATTATATGCTAAGTTGTTAAGATACTTAGAAGGACACATATTCATGAAAACTCCAAGAGTTCTTGAAGTTCCAAGATTGAAATTAACTACAGCATTAGCCGAATTAATTACATTGAAATACGAGGTAATAGCATTGTATGTGATTTGACCTGTAGAAGGCATCTGTTGCTGAGGAACATTTAATTCACAATGGAGACGGACATTTTCTAGTTCATAAAAAGCATCCGTAAGACCAGTAGTAGAACCATTAAGAGCATACAATGCCTGAGCATCTGGGGCTAATGTTAGTGAAATCTCAACCCCCCCTAGTGCTGTACCATCAAGGGGTAGTAAATTTCCTGAAGATAGGACCCCTGTTGGAAGATTTACACAAAATCTTGAACCATGGGCAGTAGCAGGGAAATCAACTAATTCTCTCTTTTGAGTTTCATAGTTAGGTACAGAAAGGGACTGATTGTTTGAAAAAGTCATTTTTTCTTCACGAGATGCTACATAAGGATTGTATGAAGCAAGGAAACGTCCATAATGGTTTATGGTTTCGATTACCTGACGAGATCTCTGAGATGTAATAGTTACTTTATCAATAATTGAATAGAGAGCAAGTTTTTCATCAATACCAAGCTGATCGGCAGTAGTTGGCTTAGTTCTACTAGCATCCTTAAAGAACTTAATATCTCCAGAAAGTCTAACACTACCACAATCAAGGAGATGAGGCTGTGAACCTATTAGGAAAGAAACAATTGGATTTCCTTGCTTGTGGGAAATCTTCTGGGTAGAATTAATATTCGAAGGCTGTATCTCGTTGTAGATAATACTCATTTTTATAATACTTAATATATATTATTTTAGATGAGATTATTTTAAAAAATATTATTACAAAAATATCTATACTTCAACTTGAATTCCATCCCCACGGATAACTATTCTACGAAGGTGGTATACAAAATTACACCAGAGCATATCCTTTTCAGGTGGGTTGCTTACGTCTTGGTAATGAACGTTAAGACGTAAATCTTTGTTTCTCATGTCATACACACCATTATTGAGAGAAAATGTTCTTCCTACAGCAAAGTTCTCATTGAATCTTGACATCTGTAGAGCAGGCATACCAGCAGCCTGAAGAGCCTTATCAAGTTCAAGTAGAGGAATAGCATCTACAGAACTCTTAGAAGAAATCTTTTCCGTATTGACATTTAATGATGGCTGATTACGTCCGTCATAGAAAAAGAAATATTCTGTGAGTCTGTTAGAGATTCCAGCAATACCACTTTGAGAAGAAAGTAATGTATGGTCGTAAGAGTTAGCATGGATTTCATAAGTTCCATTACAAGAAATCTGATCCTTTGCCGAATATACAGAGGCATCCGTAGGAACACAGATAACAGACTTAGCACGTTGATGATTACCAGGGATTCCAATATTTGCTACACGGTCTCCCTTGAGTTGAGAATAATTGTATACTTGAGTTGAAAGGAAATCATAAACCATCATTTTTCCTGCTTTCATGTCAGCCATAGCCTCTTGCTGTGCCTTAGCACCAAGATCAATTTGATTGAGGACAAGTTCTACATTACTCATAGAGTAAGTCGGAGAATATGTTGTAGCACTAGATACTGAGGTAGAATATAGGAAAACATTTCCAGCATTCGTAATATCCGAACCATTATTTGTAACAGAAGCATTAAGAGTAACTTTAACATACTTATTTGCTCCAGTTCCAGAAGTTTCAATAGTCTTAATAACAGCATTAGCAGATAATTCATATTGTTTAGTAGTATCTCTGAGTTGAATCTTTTCTCCAACAACTAGAGGGAAATTATCAACTTCCCAGTTGTTGTTATCATGCTTGATAAATAATACATTAGAATCAGAACCATTCTGCCACGATGCTGGTGAAGCAGTATTACCATCAAGAGAGTGGAAAAGTGGATTGAGTGTAAGTCTACGGTTTGTATTTACACTATCTAACTGACGGAAGCATCTCTTATTTTCTGATGTAAGAATAGAAATAAATAAACCATTCATTAATCCACATGGAACAACACGGTCATTTTGGAAGAGTCCAGTATGAAGGGGAAGCTTCAACTTACACTGAGTGTATTTATTTGAGTTCGTAAATGCTTCACTTGTAGGATCAGCACTTACATTACTGTAATAAGGAGAATACTTGTGATTAGCAAGTTGAGACTTAGTAGAGCCACGAGTTCCACGAGAATCAGGAGTCCATACCCCAGCACCTTCATTTAATGCTCTAAGATTCTTTAGAGTTTCATTTGAATGATAAGCATACTTCATAGCTACATGAACTGGGTAGTGTCTAATTTCCTCAAGTAATTCAGTTTTGTCCCCAGAGTGAATACGAATAGTATCAATGAGAACTTGTCCTCCGATGAGTTCATCTAACTGGAGTCGAGTATTACAAGCATTGGTATCTTGAGAAATAGTTAAATCGAATTGGAGGTAAGAGTTCTGAGGTTTGAAATATTCTACATTAGGGGGAATGTAAAATTCAATAACTTTTTGAGCATCATAGGTGAGACCATTTTGAGATGGAATTGCAACATAATCCTCTTTAAGTGGAATCTTGTTATCAGCTACGAAAAATCCTGAAGACATATTTTATAATGTAAACAATATAAAAAAATAAATAAAAAAAAATAAATTAAAAATTACCTTGTAGCAGCAAAAGATCCAGCAAGAGATGCCTGTGCTACTTGTTGAAGTGGTGGGGGATCTGTTGGTTTTGTATCTGTCTGAATTTTCTTTGCTGTTTCTACTGCCTCACCTGCTGCCTCAGATAATCCTCCTGCTGCCTGAAGTGCTGTTCCAATAACACCAGCCAATTGAAAACCAGGGACAAATCCAAGCATGTCAAGAGCAGTACCTCCAATTGTAGCAAGATTTCCAAGTTTTTCTCCAAAATTATCTCCAGCAAGACCCTTTCCTGCTTTAAGACTTTCATATTCTGAAGCAATATCCATACCAGATGAAACAAGTCCACCTAGAACTCCTACACCTTTACCTAATGCCCCAGCTACCTTAGCACCCTTTCCAGCCAATTCTCCTACCTCTTCAGCACTCTTAGCACCTTTAGTTAATACATCAGAACCTTCAGCAAATGTTCCTTCACTTGTTGTAATAGCAGCCGAAGGTTTTTCAGCAAGTTCATCTATTTCTTCACCTGCTGCTGCTGCCTTTGGTTTTAATTCATCTGGTGTCGGTTTTACTTCAGTAAAGCCAGGCTTACCAGCATTCTTAACAGATTCATTGTAAGAATCTAGTGTAGTTTTAAAATTACTCATTGCAGTTGATTCTGTAAGAGCATCTTTAACTCCAGACATGATACCTTCTTGTTCGTCATTACCTACAGCAACTTTTGCTGCTTTAGAAGCATTCTCTATTGCCGTCTTATTTTGTAGTCTTATACTTTCATTAAGATTACTTACAGCACCCATTCTTGAGTTCCCGAGGGAAATAGCACTACTCATGTTATAGCCGTCCATTGTTTTATATTATTCATTATAAATTAATTTTGAGAGATATTTTCTAATTTATTTAGTTCATCTTGTTTTTCTTCTTCACTTTGATCTGCTCCTCCAGTAGCTACGAGTTTCCTAAAATTATGGAACATCTCAGGGGGATTCTTTGATAATTTCATATAACAGAAATCATATTTCTTCTTACAACATTGTTTATATAATTTTAACCAGTTCTCACTACCCTTGAATAAATCCCCAAATTCTTCCGAAATTGCAAAAAGTTCCCGTTGATTAGGGAAAGGACTTCCTACAATTACAGAGGTAGCATTAGATCTTATAATAGGATCTACAGCACCTCTGAACTTCTGAACTGATATAACTAATAATTTAATACCGTAATGACGGCTACGAGTTACAAGATTTGCTATGTTACTATCCAGCATTCCCACACAATCATCAAGAACCAAAGCAATTTCTTTTGTAGGATCATCATCTCCTTTAGCTGTTTGTCTTTGTATAATATTTTGAATTAATTCAGGACTATACGTATCATGACATTCGAATCTCTTTTTCATAAATCTACTTGTACTATCCATATTGATTGTGGGACTAATTACAACTACACCCCCAGGGAAAAAATCTTGACCATAAAAATTATCATTTAGAAAAAGTGAACTAATTATGGTACTTTTTCCAGTCTGTCTTGGACTTATCATGAGGAGACATTCACCAGCCCCTTTCACACCTACACCTACATCAGGCAAGTTAGGATGGTGGTATTTTGCTGTTCCATTATTTTCATCGATTATAGGAATAATTTCTGGACCTTCCATTGTATATTATACTTTAGAAATTATTTTTTTAATTTAATCTTTATATTATACATTATATTTTTAATGTGTATTAAAAACGTTCTTTGAAAAAAATCCAGAATCACCATAGTAACATTTTGGAGGATATACCAATTGCTTGATAGCTTCTTCATGTTTTTTTCTTTCTACTTCTTCTTCAATCTTTGCTTTTTTTTCTGCCTTTCTCCTTTGTCTTAATTGTTCATTTTTTAATAATGCTTCATCAATTGCCTTCTGTATTATATCAGGATCTATATCTGCTTTAGGTCTTGGTGGTGGTACATCATTGACAATATCTTCTAATTCTTTTTTTTTACTTGCCTTCTTTTTTTGATTAGCCTTTGATTCTAATTCTTTCATTTCTTTTCTTTCTTTTGCTTTTTGTTTCCGTGCTTCAACTGCTTTCTCTCTTGCAATTTTTAATTTAGCCTTATGCTCTTCACTCATGGGCTTACGTGGTTTCTTCTCTTTCTTTACTGGTGCTACTACAGGTTCGGTCGTCTTCTTCTGCTTTACAAATATTTCATCTGTGTTAATATTTTCTTTAACAGGCTCTGGTGGTTCATCCTCCTCAGTATCAGATTGTGGTGGGGTTTCAATTATTAAATCAGGATCATTTACAATTTCAGGTAAAATATTTGACATTCTCTATATTTTACTTTATATTTTATTGTATTTCATTAAAAAATAATTAAAAAAAGGTATAAACTAAATATTTATTTTACATCTTATGTTTTTGTCTAATATGTAACACTACAACTGTAGAACCTACAGCACTCTTGACAAACTTCTCTGTCTTATCAATTAAATCAACTGAAAAATCTCCAATACTTAATGGGCCTGCATTATTAAGATCAAGATAAGTTTTTTCACCAGGTTCAAAAAACAATCCACCTGTCTCATTACCACTATTATCAAAACGAGGGCAGTGGTAAATAATTTGAGACTGATTACCAGTAACTCCATTGATACTTCTTTGTGTTAAATTATTTACTCTTACAAATACAGATTCATTTGCTACTAGTTTAGGTACTACAGTAGATGAGAATGTTACAGCAGAACCATTAGTGGTTGTAGGTGTTTCAAGAACAGCAGTATTATCAAATCCAAGAATATTTGACATATTTGCTCCAAGAGTGGGTCTGTATTTCTTACTTTCTGAAAGAATAGGCACTACATCGTAGGCAATCTTTCCTCCAGAAGTTCTTACAAAATCGTGTTCTGTAGGAACTCCAGTTTCATTATATAATCTTGTATCTACAGTATTTAGATATTTTGTTCTCTTTATATTTAATAGTGTAGCATACCAATCATGGTTTGTTAGTCTTTCATTTAATGGAATGCTATTTGATTTTGTAGTATCATATCCATCATAATTAAATCCAGTTATATCTCTACCTTCATATTTATGAATTTGTAAATAATTATCTGTTCTAGCATCACCATCTGCTGTTCCTCTAATTTCCATCTTACCATATAAATAAGCACAAGTTTGAGCAACAGGTTTAAAGTAAGATGTTTTATTATTTGATGCTTGGTAATCTGGACTACATATTTTTGATGGAGTTGCTGATACTCCTTTAGTTAATGTAACATCAACTGCTTCACCATCTACAGTAAATTGAATATGATTGAATGCAGAAGCATTACCAGTTAAATCATACGGTTCAGAGTTGGGACTCCCACTTCCATTCCAATATTCTACTTCTTCCATTTCAAAAGTAAAAGTTCCTCCTGATTGTCTTTTAGCAACTGATTGATATAAACGTAGTTCATAGATATCTGAAGCATTATTATATACAGATGATGCTACATAATCATAGAAA